GCTCTTCCGATCTTATCAATTCCTGCTTGAAGAGTATTTGCATACTCACCTGCCATGCCTTTGTTCCAACGGCTTGGTTCTGGTGCGTCTAGTTCATCACCAACGCACCACAATTCATCAGGTTTATATTCCTTAATGAAGTCTAGTGTTGCGTCTACCGTACGGTTGACGCAACACTAGACTTCATTATCACTGAGGACTACTATCCGTCTGCTTCGCTGCGCCATTAGGTACGCCTTCCCACTGTCCACGTTGGACTAGTAGTCCGATTATGGCATAGTTTGCAAGGTCAAGCAGGGTATCTTCTAATGATTCATACTTGGGCGTGTCGCCTGTATCTAACAGATTATTTAATCGTGCAAGTTTATCGTACATGCGTACGCGTAATCCGTTCATTGGACCACCAGGTGCACCTGCAATGTTCATAGGACCATAGTCCTTATGCTTATCGTAAAGTGTCTGAAGTAGGTGATTTACAATGACTTTAGCGTCATCAGGATTCTTCATTGAGGATACCTTTCAAGTGTTTGTCAAAGTCTTTCATGGCTTCTTCTACTGCAAACTGCTCCCACATTTCATCAGCCTTATCGTAGCGTGAGGCTACTAAGATTGCAGCCATAGCCACAATAAGTTTCTTGCCTTCTTCTACATCTTTACTGACTGTCTCATATATATCTTGGAGTACTTGCAGTACATCCATCATGCGTGTCTCAGATACTGGTATGCCTACTGTAAAGTCTAGGTGCTGTGTGTGTTCCCAGAAACTACTGTCCAATGGTAATGCATTCTCTGATTCGCTCATCTATCCACCCACTCCCTTGTTTTGTTATCATGCTATTTACATCTTCACCATCAGGCATGCTAATGATATTAACATTACCTAACTCTCGACTTACTTTCTTGCCAAACTCTAGCCCTGCTGCATCACCATCTGCTAATACAATTACAATCTCAAAGTCGTCAAGGATTTTATTATAGTGTGGCTTCCAGTTGTTAGCACCAGGAATACCAATGGTAGGGTGATTAGTTTTAACTGACATCATAATACAATCGAATTCACCTTCGGTGACACAGATATATTTATCAGCGACAAAGCAAGCCTGAGTGTTAAACATTGTAGTCTTAGCACCAACTAATCCCATATACTTAGGGTCTTCATTACTTAGTCCACGGAATCTAATATCAACTACACCTGACGGTGTAATGTATGGGATAGCAAGCCGTCCTTTGTATGGCTCATGACCTGGCAGTGGGTCTTCTACCACTCCCAAGTGAAATACTTTTGCCTCGTCTACCGAGAGTTGACGGCTTAACAGATACGGCTCTGCTTTTTCTATCGCCGCTGCGTATCTCTGTGTTGCCTGTAGTAAGAAATTTCTCTGCGAAGTTGACAGCCTCACGGTAGTCACCACCTTCCTTGTACATAATGAGAGAATAAGTATCGCCTTTGACACCACAACCGTGGCAGACAAAGGCGTTCTTATCATAGTTAACTGCTGCGCTTGCATGTGAATCATGGTGGAATGGACACTTCATCTTACGCCATCCGCTACCTACTGCTGGTGTATCTGCACCTATGTAGTGGAGATACTCTTCAATGCTTGGTTTCTCCAAGTGCTCTCCTTAGTAAATCTACATAGACATGTCCAGGCATGGTGCAGTACCACTCGCTAGGGCTCCGCTTCCCTTTACGTTTGTGCCACACCACGCCTGTCCAAGCCTTATCGTTAGCCATCTCGGTTAACAATTCTTCTGTCCATCCAGCCAAGTTCATCTTGGCATGGTTTTTGATTTCAATTGTGACTCCAGGTATACCTGAGATGTCACCCTTGTCTAGCGTAGCACCAGCCAATCGCCTATCAACATAAGGGAACCATTGCTTGAGATACTTAACTACATCTCGCTCTGCCCCACTGCCTTTGGCTTTGGCTGCACTACTCATACTGTCATCTCTACCTGTCTATAGTCACGGACTACATCTTCTAAGTACATAGATGCAGGGTCAAATGATAGTTGCACATATGTATTGCCAGTAAAGTCAGCCTTACCATAACGGTTTTTAACAGAGGCTACGCATAGGTATGCGTCCTGTCCCTGCATTAATTGTCCTACTGTCAATACCATTGCAGGTATCTGGCTAACCATACCCTGCAGTGCAGAACGTGGCTGACAAGGATAACCCTGTGCGCCTTCTTTAGTATGGTGCAATACAAGTACGCATGCATTGGTATCTCTTGCAAGATACTTTAGTTCTTTCATTACTGAACGCATGCCTGCAAACTCTTCTTGTCCATCAGTTGCAATGTCCATAAGATTATCTACAACTATAAGTGTAGGGCTTCTGCCCCACATAGTTTCAAACGCAGACACTTCATCTGCTAAGTCAGCAAGTGAAGGGCTAGGTTCAAAGGACCAGTACAAATTGCCGAACTCTTTGAGGAGTTCTTCTGCATGTGCTGGACTTGTCTTTAACATATGCTCGGCTGCTGCCTGAGTTATCTTGGCTTTCATAGCAAGCAAACGCATAGCCATGGTGTGTGCATTAGTATCGGCAGAGAAGTAAAGGGTTGGTTGTTTCAGTCTTGCTGCGATATGTAATGCAATAGATGACTTACCTGCGCCTGGAGTACCTGCTATGACGGAAACTTCTGCTCTACGCAGAATCATTCCTTCACGTTGGAACGCCTGAAATGGTGGGGCTAATGGCTCCCCACCTACCTCAGGCTTACCAATACTACGGCGTAATGTTTTCATTTACCTGTTTCTTTTCACACCAGCGACACATTCCTGCACGCTTGATTTGAATTGGAGTGTGCGGTTCAGTACCGCATATTGGGCATTTCATTTATGCCTTTGTTTGGTCGGCTACGAATGAAGCAAACTCTGGTGAGCCTGCCTTGACATATACTGTTGTGCACTTGCTTGGGTCGCCTTGCTTAGCAGGGCAGAAGTGTCCCTTGTATGGACCAAACTTGCCAGTCATACCATGGATGCGTGTCATTGTACCGTGTGGGCACTGGCGTGCTCCTGCTCCTGGTACTGATGATACATGGGCAACTGGTTGTGGAGAGTTCCATGACTCTTCAACAACTGTTGCACCAAACTGTGTAGCAATTGATGCTATCTGTGGGTTAGGTGGTACTGCTGCATTGCTACCACGTGCTGCTGTCTCTACTTCAGAGATGGCTTCTACAATCTGGAAGATACCAGATGTTAGTGCGGTGAACTCATCAGGTGTGTTAGCACGTAGTGTTAACTGTGTACCTGCTGGTGTCTTGAGGTTGATACTGATTGGTGCTTCTGTATGCATGTTACTCCTTGATTGGTGTTACTAGGGATTTTTTTGTGTCTCTGAAGTTACGTACCTTCATAGCCAACTCTATGCCTTTCCATCCTTGCTTGATGTCAACAAAGTGTAGTTCACATTTACCACTACCTGCTGGTAGATGGACAATGATTCCACGTTCTTGGTTAACATCTCCCCATGCTGAACGGGTTGCCGTAGCAGGGTCGTACGGCAAGCCGTGTGCATACACTGCTAACTGCATAGCAATCTTATTTGGATAAGAAATGCTACCAGTTTTTAAGTCAGAGATAAACAACTCGCCTTTGTATCTAACGATACGGTCAGGCGTGCCTGCTATCTTGTACTTATCTAATACGCAGAACTGTTCAATGTTTACATTCTCAAAGTTCTTAGTTGCATCTGCGTATGCTTGTATGTCTGCAACATAATCTTCTGGTATGACACCAAGGTCTTCACCTCTGTCATACTTCTCTGTCAATGTATGTATGGCTGTGCCTATAGTTGCTTGCTTGGTAGCACCTGCTGCTTCCATTGCATCTTCAACTAACTTGTCCATCTCTAACTTGTTATCTCTGTGTGCTGATGCAGCCAACAGTAAGTCAGGACGCAGTGTTAAACCTGCTGCAGCCATGCGTAACTTCCATGCTACTAGTGCAGTGCCATCATCTAATGAACCTGCAACTGTAGTCGTACGTGTGTATGGTACTGGCTTGCCACCTTTGGGTGGCACAATCATGGGTCTGCCGTATCTATCTCTTGGTACTTCTACTTCTGACATGTGTCTCCTTTGATTAAGATACTAGTGGGGGTAGGACAAGGAGAGAGCCAAAACCTACCGCCCAACTAGTTGTCCCATCATAGCATAGTTGACGGACTATGCGTTGATGTCATTGCCGCAGTGCGGACAAATCTTTTCTGGTCGTGAGTATACTTCGTACCTAGCATATTCATCTTTGTAATTTTGATGAACATATATTTTGCATCTGTTACGTGTGCTATACAAACGTATGAGTGCACCTGATTGGTGCAACACTGACAGAATACCACTAGTAGTACCGTGATGCCAGCCAGTATCTGTGGCTAGTTCTTTCCATGTAGCACCTTCGATGCCCTTGTTTTTTAATATACGTAACGCTATCTGCTGTCTGTTTTCTTCCCGTCCTGACACAAGATTTTCTACTGCTCTTAGTTTACTTGTGTCAGTACCTGACCAGCCAGCAGTACCGTTGTATGGTACATAGGCTTGGGTCATTAGTTATCTTCTTCCAAATCGTGTACCTCTACGTTGTCCATAGTATAGTCACCGTCATTAAAGCATACGTCAACATTATCTACAAACATAGACTCTGCTTCTTGTTCATCTTCCGCTTCTACTGTGAATGAACCTGTGATTGTAAATGTTGCACTGTACTGGCTGGTAAGTTTGTTGGCACCAATGCTCTCAAGTAACATGTTGACGTCACCTTTGTTGCATGTTGTCTCACCGTCTGACCATTCACCTTCACTGAAAAAGTCACGGACTTTATAACGTAAGTCACGGATTTCTTTGCGTTGCATGTCGTTGACTTGTTGGATAGCATCTATTTCCTGCGCTCTCTTTCTGAAATGCAGTACTTCTGTTTCAGTGTATGTAATTGTAGCAACTTGTCCATCTGTTTCTGTGTTGATTGTGATTGTGTTCATGTTTCCCTCTCGTTGTTTGTGTGTGCTCCGTGTTCGCCACTGGCGGAGCAACCCAGTGAAAGGAGGATGATGAAGTCCCCTGCGATTTACCCATGTAAGGTAAACTTATGCTGTCAGGATTGACAGTGCTTTGTTCTTGATGCGGTCATTGCTACCACTGATGGTAGCAAGGGCGCGCTTGTCATCTCCACCTGCTGAATAGTAATCAGCATACTCAATGACTGCTTGCCATACACCAAAGGCTGTGCCTCTAATGTTCTCTTGTGTAGGTGACTGGCTGTAGATGTCCCATGCTTTTGCACGTGCATCTGTAGCCATAGTTAATTGCTTGCGCTGTCCTTTAGATAGCAGGTCATATGGTACACCTTCTACTTCAGGTGGCAATGCCCATACCTTTTTGAAGATATTCATTGCTTGGTCTTTGTTAATCTGACGTTTGATTAACTCATCTGCTGTCATCTCATACTCTTCGATAGCCTGATATGTAATCGTTGTGATGTTACGGATGTCATTGATAGATAACTCTGAGTTGGTTGTGTGCTTCATCTTATACATGAGTGGCTTCTTGTACTTAGCATTTATAATTTTACCTATTTGGTTAGCGCAAAAGATACGCTCAATGATAGGACGAATGATAACAGAACAAGAACCATCATGTGATGTCTTGGCTAGTAGGTATGCTGCATGTGGGTCACCTGCTACGGTTACACCGTTAGGTAATTCCATAAGCATCCATACGTTAGCACCACCATTGTATTCACCTGCTGCACTGTATCGTGCATCACCTGATTCAATGAGTGTGTCTAATGCACCGAACACTTCCATGTTTTGAACAATCTTATACTTGCTACCGACAACACCAATGATGGTGTTCTCTCCGTCATTACCTAACTTAAGTACGCCTTGCTTGTTAGGTACTGGGTAGTAATCAGATACTGTTTCGTAGTCTGATACTTTGTGATTGACGTAGCCTTGTAGGTCTACTGTCTTGACGTTCCAATCAAGCCCCGCTTCACGCGCTACTTGACTTGCAGATGTACCGTTAACTGCAGTACCGCCACGTTTCCAAGCGTTGCGTCTGTTGTCTACTAATACTTCAGCCATTGCTTACCTCTCTCTCATCTTTTTCTACTAGCATCCATCGTTGGAATGCTAGCCCTGGGTATAACTTACACGCATCTTGGATTAACCAAACTGCTGTGTCATCATCACTTGCTTCCACTTGTATGTCGCAAGTAACTTTATAGTATGTCTTCATCAGTACCACCCATGTCGTAGTTCATGTTGCCATGCAACTGTTGGTCTGCCGTATCTGTACTTGATATACGACAGCCCCCGCGCAACTTGCTGCGGGGCTGGAGTACCAACCTTTGTGTTTAATACTTGTGCTACGCCATAGGCTGTTGACTTATTGTTAGGAGACTTATGATTCCAATGAGACTCTTGTGTCCATAGTTTATCTAGTGCTACCCAATCTGCTCTGCTCCACTGTGGGTAATCCATTACCATTAGACCACGTGCATATACCCTAATTAGTTGCGGTGTCCAGATTACTGCTGGTTCCGCAACACACTTAGGTTTTGCTACATGGTGATGCCATGCTTTGATTGGTATTCCAATTAGTGTATTAAAGGCTAATGCTATAGCAATACCTATAGATACAGTTTGCTTTACTGGTTGTTGCATAGTTACTCCTAACTATTCTTCACCCATCTCATCATACATTCTATCTGGGTCTTCGCTATCGCATTCACATGTGTGAATAAAGTTACCGCATTCTTCACATGAATCAAAAAATGCTACGTCATCTTCTAGTCTTGGTTCACTCATTCTATTGTCTCGCATTCTTTTTTGCATTCACAACAAATGTACTTATCTTTGTAAAAATCTACATCATTATTACAGCATGCGCTACCTATTGGTCTACTCATGTTATCCTCCTTACCAACTAGCGTAGTACTCGAACTCTTGGTCGTCAATAGTGTTGTCTATAATTTTAGTTAGTTTTGTAACTGTTTCTTTAATGTCTTGCCAGTACCAATCATCTATTTCTGTACTGCCAAAGAAGAATCCACTAGCAGGAGGCAGCAGTTCTAGTGCTGTCTCTTCAGTGCCTTCATCTAATACTTTTTGGCAATCATCTCGTAGTTGAATAAGTGCATTTTTACTGACATGAATAGGTGTGCAGTCATCCACTGCTTTACTGTTATTGATAATCCAACCATGGATAGCGTTAGCCTTGCGCCAGTATGCTACTTCAGTTGTTTCTTTTTGATATAGATACATGTCTAGTCCCATGTTATTCTCCTTCAGATTCCTTAATGTTCTTAACTACATCATTCACTGTTGGCTCTGGCTTTGCCTCTTGAACTACTTCGATAGATACTTGGTTGATAAACTGACGGGTCATACCTACCCAATCAACGCCATACTCTGCGCCTAGTCTATCCCATGCTGTTTTTTCTACGTCTCTTGTATCATGGCTGAACTCTGTTTCAATAGTAGTTACCATAACGAAATGGTCTGCCATAAACAGTACGTCTACGATTATGTTACTCATTTGTTTCCTCTCCGAAGATACCTGCGACTACCTTAGGGTGTAGTTCTTGTCTCATTGTAGCAAATGATGCTGGTTCCCATCCTGATTTGAACACACGGTATAGTAATTGCGCTAATGAATAATCATGTTGCGCGTTACTAAGTGTAATCAAAGCACCACATGTATTACCCATTTCATATTGCATCTGGGCTAGCATTGCTGCTGGTGCATTGATATAGATTGTATCTGTTGGTGCTTGGTCTAGCAAGAACTCAAGTACAGGTATAATTGTATTTGCTTGGTTACTATCAAGCATGCCTAATGCATAGTCACGCACCTGTATATCTGTTAGGTAATACAATACATTGGCTACAGTTTCAGCGTCTTGCTCAGTACTTGATGATGCAAAGTATTCATCAATTAACCGTGCACCTACACGCTGAACTGCTGACTCGCTGTTGTCCGTCAACGTACCTAACTCGTTGAGTTGGTCTATCATTGTCATTGTTAGCATTGTTCTCTCCTTATGTTTGTAGTTGGTATTAGAATGGGCGTGGGCTGTGATACTTAATGCACTGCTCCTGCTGTCTACGGATACGGCTCCGTAGGATTCTGTTTTCATGGAGCAATGTACGGTTAGCATAGGCTGTGATTAGAATTAGAATAATACTGGCAGTAAGTGACACCATGATACCGATAGTATCGAACATAGATATATACATAATGAATCTCCCTGTTGAAATAGTAGATGGACTTGCAGTTGTCCGTAGAGGATACGGTATACCCGCGAATAAAAAAAGGGGGAGAGGTGAGTGCTGTCTTAGCCACCCACCCCTCCTGCTTGTTAGTTAGTTACTACCTCGAAGACTTCGAGTTGCTGTACGAACTCGTCTTTGCCTTGCTCGGTCTGAGACTTGCGAATCCATGTAGTCAAGCGACCTTTGATAGTCACTGGGATGGTTTCTGGTTGACCTTGACGGGCGTTGTCTAATGCCACAAGGTCTTTGATTACTTCAGCATCACGTGCTGTGATGTTGATACCGCAGACATACACCATACGGTCATGTTCTCCGTTAGGTAGTGCGCTAATGACTCGCTGATTGAGCCAGCCATTGATACGGTTGTCACGGTTCTTTGCGAACTTGATGTTCTTGAGTGTACCTGAGATGATTACTTCGTTTTGCATCTGTTGCTCTCCTTGTTAGTTAGTTTTTGTGAGGGTTTCCCCTGCCAGAATGGACAGGGGATACCGTCACTGGGTTTATCGTACGTTAGTTTCCAATGGTTTGTCACATGATTGACAGTCGTTGAAGATTTTAGGTGTGAGGATGTGGCACCAGTGACACTCAACCTCACGCCTGCGTTGGGTCTCATCTTCCAACTCCCATAGGTTGTCAACTTCCCCTCCGTCTTCTAAGTGAACGATAGGAGGTAGATACTCTTTACGTTCATCTAGTATTGTACCGTCTATCAAGCGTGCTGGGCGAATGAGCCTCACGCTTGCTCCAACCCAATCATGTCCACTAGGTTCTGTGGTCAGCATCCACTGACGCTTGTACTGAAGATTGCCTTCATCTACCAGTTCGTAGGCTTTGTCTGTCAAGCGGGCATCCGCTTGGTCAACGCAGTCTACGCATAGCATTTCTTGTGCGATACAGTCAGGACATGTATTTGTGATTGTGAGTGAGTCCTGTGTGTATGATACTTCGTTCATTTTACTTTGCTCCCTTTTGTAGTTCGATTGATAGGTAGTATGACATGCGTGCTGTTCCTTCTAGTCCATACACGCAGTCACAATCATTAACGTTTGAGTCGCATATCATGCAGTAGATGGTAGTTTCGTTCATCTTTTTTCCTTTGCTCTGGTATCCACCTGATGTGAATACGCGAACAGAGATACTCGCTTTGTCATACCCCGAAGGGGGCGGGCATGGCTTTAGACATGCCAGAACGCGTGGTTTACCACGCGGACAGAGCAATCGGGCAGTCTTAGGAATGCCACGTAGGCATTCCTTGACCGATTTGACATGCGAGTATGATGAGAGCACCGTAGGAGGACGAGCGTTAGGATGGCGTAGCGTGGATAGCATGAGCCTTGCTATTGTCAAGGACATAGCAGGCGATTGCATACACGCCGACAGCATAGCGAGAGATGGGGCTGTGTGTGTAGTCGAGAGACGAGGCGAACCCTTTAGTGGTGAGCCGACATCGGAGACTAGCGAGCAGGGCGAGCGACACGAGACCACGTGGTTTACCACGGGGGCGAACAGCCTTCGGTCCGACCAGTCAGTACGGTAGGACTGGTGATGCTTTTGGCATCGGCAGGCTGAGGGGTTTGGGGATACTTCCCCAACTGTAATGGGTTAATAGTTACTGGCTCCAGCCATAGAACTATTTATATTTACAGTTAGTTATAATACAGTGCCCCCTGCCTAGAGGCTGGGCAGACTGTATCGTGACAGACAGTAGTCGTCATACATGTAGGGCAGTCTGTCTGTCTGTAACAGACAGTTTGACCCCCTATATGTTAATAACTGTTAGTATTATATGTTGTATCTCTGACTATATATTTCTGTCAGTATAGTGACTAGGGGGTAGTCTGACCAGCACTTATATAATTGTTTTTATATAAATAGTTCGTTTAGACTGTTTGAACGGATTAAGTATATATGTACAGTAAAATATACTCAGAAGCCTTTTTAGAGTCTTCTTCGTATCTGTGACAAACTGTAGTACAGATGTCTGTCTATACGGCGGGTAAAGTCTGTCTAAAAGTTGGGACACGCAATGGCTGGGTTTAAAAGTGGGGACGAGCACTTCAAGGTTAAGGGTTTAGCCCAAGCCAAAGAGCAGGTGCTTGAGGCGGTAAAGAGTGGGGTAAGCATCCCTGCGGCAATGGCATTAGTTGGCAAGAAGCCAGATACGGTTCGTCAGTGGATGACCCGTGACCCTGAGTTTGCCTCCAAGTTGGAAGCGGCAAAGGACGAGGGACAGAAGCAATCCTTTGATGCTATGGGTGTGGAGAAAGAGTCCATGCCCTTCAAAGACTTCTCAAAAGCATTCCTAGACCAGACAGTCTTTCCCCATCATCAAGATTGGGTTGACCTACTGGAGGGGCGCGAACCTTCATGGTTGCACCCGTCTATGAAGTACGAGCCTGGGGAAAGCAATCGCCTGTTGGTCAATGTACCACCTGAGCATGCTAAGAGTACGGTTATCACCGTAAACTACTCTACCTACAGAATCGCCCTCAATCCGAACATCCGTATCATTGTAGTATCAAAGACTATTACAAAAGCGAGAGAGTTCGTCTACGCAATCAAGCAACGCTTGTCACATCCCCGCTGGCTCAAATTACAGACCGCTTATGGTCCTGAGGGCGGTTGGAAACAGGACGCGGATACTTGGCGTACCGATACGGTATACCTTGGGGGCGAGGCTCGTAACTCATCTGAAAAAGACCCAACTATCCAAGCACTGGGTATGGGTGGTCAGATTTACGGCGCACGCGCCGACTTGATTATTCTTGACGACTGCATTACCACTGCCAATGCCCATGAGTGGGAAAAGCAGATGGATTGGTTACAAAAAGAAGTTATTACTCGTTTGGGTAAGAACGGTAAGTTGCTAGTAGTAGGGACACGAATTGCGGCTAATGACCTTTATAAAGAACTGCGTGAACCTAAGCATTGGTCTGGTGGTCGTACCCCCTTTACTTATATGGGGATGCCTGCTGTTCTTGAGTACGCAGATAAAAAAGAAGATTGGATTACCCTCTGGAAAGAGTCGGATGTCCCGTGGGATGGGGATGATGATACTCCTCAGGAAAACGGCTACTACCCCAAATGGGATGGCGCAGCACTTAGTAAGAGACGAAGTGAAGTTACCCCTTCAACATGGGCACTTGTATACCAGCAAGAAGACATTCAAGAAGACTCAATCTTCCCACCCGTCTTGGTACAAGGAAGTACCAACGGGGCACGCAAAAAAGGTGCACTACGGGCTGGAGTCGTGGGACACCCACAACAAGTAGAGTGTCATACTGTCATTGGGTTTGACCCTGCTATGACTGGTAATGCTGCTTTTGTTGCAGCGTCTTATAACCGTGCTGATGGAAAGATTTATGTTCTTGATTGTATTAACATGACAGAACCTACCCCTCAAAAAATTAGGGCGCAGATAGAAGAACTTGTAACCAAGTACAGACCACAAGAGTTTAGAGTTGAAATCAATGCGCACCAGAAAGCATACGCATTAGATGACGAACTCAGAAACTGGCTTGCTGCACACGGCGTACGGCTTGATGCTCACTTTACAGGCAAAAACAAATGGGACACCTCGTTTGGCGTTGCATCCATGTCCACGCTCTTTGGTACAGAGCGTGAAGGTAAGTTTCAAAACAATAACATTATTGAACTCCCCTCATCAGAGGGAAGCGAAGGCATCAAGGCACTAACTCAACAGTTGCTAACTTGGAAGCCTGAGACTAGGGGCAAAACAGATACTGTCATGGCTTTGTGGTTTGCGGTTATTCGCATCCGCGAACTAATGCAGGCTAGTAGCAGTGCTACAAGATATGCAAGTAACCGCTGGGCTACTAGAGCGCAGATGGAGAACAGAGGCACAATCAACCTTGATGAAGCCTTCCACGAACAGTGGCAAGATATATATGGATAGGAAAACAAATGCCTTGGAGAAATGATGCTACACCTCGCAATACAATGAAGCCTAACTCAACCAAGGAAACAAACCTTGATGGTAAGGCTGGAGTCCTACACGGTGCTCACATGGGTGGACACTCTGATGTTGCTAACATGCAAACAAAAATGACAGGCATGCCTGTTAAGCCAACCAAGTAATTTAACTTTTAGATAGGACAACCACATGCTAACAATGGACCAGATTGGCGCACGCGTGCAAACGCTACGCTATCGCGCCCATGGTCGTGACCAACGCAATGGTGATGTCCAGATGGTACGTCAGGGAAAAATTTCACAGGTTTACCCTAACTTCTTTCCAGATGGTATTGACCAGAATGTAGTTGCTAACTTCATTGACATTGTTGCCCGTGACCTTGCAGAAGTAATTGCACCACTTCCTGCTGTTAACTGTTCTGCAGTTAATCAAACTTCAGACCGTGCCCGTACGTTTGCTGACAAACGTACTCGCATTGCGGCTAACTACTTCCGTCTTTCTGATTTGCAAGTACAGATGTACAACGGTGCAGACATGTACATCACATATGGTTTTCTTCCATTCATTATTGAATTGGATGAAGAAGAGCAACAACCACGCATCCGCTTAGAAAATCCTGTCGGGGCTTATCCCGAATTTGACCGCTATGGACGCTGCGTTGCTTTTGCTAAAAGATACTCCATGACACTTGGCGAGTTAGTGGCTCAGTTCCCTGAACAAGAGTTTGCACTACTTGGCAAGATGGGGTACAAGCAAGACCTCAATGGCATGGTAGAGATGATTCGCTACTATGACAAAGACCAGTCTGTGCTTTATTTACCATCACGTAATAACATGCTGCTATCACATGCAGTTAATCCTCTAGGTAAGATGAATGTAATCATTGCTAGACGACCAGGACCTGATGGTGAATTGCGTGGACAGTTTGATGATGTACTTGGTATTCAGTTGCTTCGCAACCGATTTGCATTACTTGCAATGGAAGCAGCAGAGAAGTCCGTTCAGGCTCCTATCGTACTTCCACAGGATGTACAGGAACTTCAGTTGGGTGGAGACGCGGTTATCCGTACATCTAATCCAGCAGGTGTTCGTCGTGTAGACCTTAACCTTCCTCAAGGTGCATTCACAGAGCAGAACCTGCTCAATGCAGAACTTCGAGTTGGCTCACGTTATCCTGAATCACGTACAGGAAA